AGAAGCAGAAACAAAGTGAAGTAAGAAAGAAAAAAGCAAAAAAGGAACGAGAAGCCCAGAAAACGGATGGGCTGTTTGATGGGTGCTATCTGAGTTTTGCGGGTATTCAGCGTAAGCCCCAGAGCTTGCAGCCGCTTTTCAATCTCCATCCAGCAGTATCGCAAGTACGCCTTATCCGGGTGCAATAGGATGAAATCATCCATATACCGCACATAGAACTTGACGTGAAGCTGCTCCTTGATGAAATGGTCTAGGTCATCCAGTACAGCTAGTTGACTTAGCTGTGTTACCTGACTGCCCAGCCCCATGCCCACCGTAGGATCAGGCCCGTGGTCAAAACTGTCTATGATCCGGCAAACCTCGTTATATGCCCACGGATCGGATACGCGCTTTGCGATGGCGGCTTTCACCACGGAATGCGGTGTGCTGCCGAAGAAATTGTGCAAGTCCATTTTCAGCGTGTAGCCGTTCAGCCCGTACTTACGCCAGTAGCGTTGCAGGTGACATTTCAGCCTTTTCCGTGCAAACTGTGTGCCCTTGTCGTTCATGCAGGCGGCGTTGTCCCATATAAAGGAACGGGATACCTCTGCCGTCAGATAGTTGTCACACAGGCTGCGCTGGAAAACCCGATCCTTGAACCGGGTGCTGGTGACATCGCGGCGTTTCGGCTCGTAGATCACGAAACGGCTGTACGCACTGATTTTGTACTTGCCCGTCAACAAGTCCTCGTGCAGTTTCAGGCAGTTGGACAAGCCATTACTGACCCATCCCGCTACGCTGTCTTTCCACAGCACGTTTGACTTGCAGATCATCATTGCTTTATAGAGTGATTCAAAACTGCAAACTTTGGTTTTTACGTCCATACATAAAAAATCCGCCGTGTATAGCTGTACCAGCTCTTAAAGCTGACAGCATCGGCGTTCTGTTTTCGCCTTTATCGGCTGGGATAACGGCTCCTTGTGTGAGCGCACTCGGTTCGGAGGGCCTTTTCAGAATAGGCACGACTTACTACTTTCTCGCATTACTCACAATCCGGGGCCACGCCGCCATTGCCGTTGTTCGCATTGTTGTTGTTCAGAGAACCGTCAGAGTTGACATTGCGCACATTGTTCGCGTTGCCGGTGTTCGGCGGAGGCTGCATCATAGCCGTTACCCCGTTGTTTGTTTTATAAGGGTCGATGAATCGTTCTTTATCGGACTTTCGCCAGCTTCTCAGCTTGTTGCGGCTCTCATTGATGAGTGTAGTCCAGAACTCAATGCGACTTTCTTCCAGCCCGAACATCATATATGCCAGATTTGCCAGTGCTTCAAGCTGGTAGGAGGCTTCAATGGATTCAGACTGGAGATTGAAACGCCGCATAGCAGCATCCATGTCGCCGGGTTCAACGTAGACTTTGTTCGCCCTGAACGCCACCACAAAGACTTCAATCGCAGCATCAACGATTTTTCCGATAAAACACCAGCGGTATCTTTTCGGAAAACATTTTTCGTTGCCACAAATATCCATCGTGTACTTGGCCAGCTGTGCGCTGTTGGTGAGGAATTTCAGTTCTCCGTCTTTACGTTTTCCTGCGACTACTGCCATACTAGATTCATCCTTTACTTTAGATTAACTGAATGTCCGCGCCTGTCGGCGCGGATTGGTAAGATTAAGCGATGGTACAAGCCGGGGCCACGCCGCCACCGCCGCCGTACGCACTGTAGCTGTCCAGAGAACCGTCAGAGTAGACACCGCGCACACTGCTCGCGTTGCCGGCGTTCGGCGTTCTGATCCAGTACCACTGCGGATTGCCGTTCAGCCGCTTGATGCGGGCAGAATCCGCGCCAGTATTGGCGGCATCCTTGTCGCTGTAAGCGGAATACCGCTGCCATTCGGGGCCTTCGTCAATGTTGTTTTCCTTGCCCATGTACAGGTTCGGGCGGGAGGGAAAATAGAACTTGTCGATGGTCACATCGCTGCCGCCGCCCTCGTTGACGTTGTTCCGGGCGGTGGTCAGTCTGACCGGGGCGATGACTTCGAGGAAGTCAGCATCCATGCCGTTCATCCAGCCCGCCATAGAGCTATTCCATGTGGGAGGACGGTCAAAGACGGTCTTAGGAACCCAGAACGTACCAGCCGCGCCGTCAGAGTTGAGCCACTGGCGGATCGCGGATTCAGACCAGTTGTTAGAGCCGTAGCGGATGCGGTGGGTGTGGTTCATGTTCTCGGTCTTGCCGTCTGCCGTGCCCAGATCAGTGCCGCCCGCGCCCAGAGAAACGGGCACAGTTTCGATTGCATCCGTGTCCGTTACCTTGGTGTAGCTGCTGATCTTGGTCGTGCTGGCCTGCGTATTCCAGTTCCACGGGAACATCAGGATACCACCAGCGGGCACAGGCTTGGTCAGCTGGAACTGGAACGTAGAACCGCCGCCGTAGGTGGTATCATAACCGGGCAGCAGGGTGAAGTGGTAAATGCCAGCGGCCAGACCGTCCTTGGTATAATACAGGGCCTCGGTGTTGTCGCACTGCATCTGCTTGTAGACGTTCAGCAGATGGAGCTGCATACTGTGTTTCTTGGTTTTGTCCACCAGAGTTTCACTATCGAAACCAGCGACCTCAAAGGTCAGGGTTTCGGAACCCTTGCTGACCTTGAACAGATCGCCCACAGAGAACACGCTAGGAGCAAGGCCCAGCCGGACGATGTTCTGCACGGCTTTCCAGCTGGTGATCGGGTAGTTCTGACCCGCGATAGCAGCCAGCAGTGCATTGGTCTGGTTCATGGTATCCTTGAACGTGTTATCCAGCAGAATAGGTTCTGCGACCTCATCCGCCTGAGTGCTGACCTCTGCCGTGGTCATGGCTTCGTCATCGGTAGCGGCCTGAACCGCAGCAGCATTTTTCTTAGTAGCCATTAGGAAACCTCCTTCTTGATCTTGATGCAGAGCTTGCCGTCCTTGATAACAAGGCCCAGACCGTCAATGCTCTGCTGTAACTTGGTGACGGTAGATGTGTCGGCCTTGGACGTTTTCAGCCCTTCCACAGTGCCGTTCAGGGCATTTACGGTGGACGCATTGGCCTTGGACGTTTTCAGCTCTTCCACCGTGGTATTAAGGGTGGATACGGAATCCGTGCTTGCCTTATCAGCCAGCGCGGTGTTGGTGTCCTTGACAAAGTTCTTGAAATTCTGATCCAGAGTATTAACGGTGCTTTTGTCCGCCTTGCCCGTAGAAAGACTGTCCAGAGTAGACTTCAATGCAGCAGACACAGCGGCTTTCAGGGTGGAAACCTTGATGTTATAGGTTTCACCACTGGACGATACCAGAATCAGGTCATCGTCCGCTGCCTCTGCCAGCGTTGCAAAATCTTGGATTCGTTTATCTGCCATAAAAACCTCCTGTTAAAGATTTTTGCGAAATGATTTAGACAATCATAGGCATCACCGTCCTTTCCTCTTAGCCATCAGGCTTTTTTCTTTGTCACAAAACAGAGCCGTCCACCGACCATTTTATAAGGCCCCATGATGTCCAGCTTCGATTTGATTCCTTCAATTTCGGTATGCACATCGGTAAACTTCTGATCTACCGTGGTCTGTGCATTCGACAGTTCACCCTTTGTGGTGTAGCCAGCAGCCACGTCATCCAGAATCTGCTTTTCGGCTTTCTCGGCTCGATCCTTTTCCGCCTTGATCTGATCCGACAGTGCAAGCTCTGCCTGTCCAGCTCGGATGATCTCAGCCTCTAACTGCGCTGCCAGAGTGCCAGTTTCACCGCTGCCGCTGTTGACCTTATCGGTTAGGTCATCAATCGACTTGTTCACAGACTTGTCGAGGGATGCCAGCGACTGCTGCAACTTCTGGTATTCCTTTTTGTACGGATATTCCACGCTCAACTCCTCGCTGTTCGGGGCGTTGAGATCGGCGCGGAAATCTATATCAAAGGTGAGCGTTTCAACACACAGAACGCTTCGCACAGCATCGCCGATGATGACTTTATCGCCCAGCTCTGCCGCCGGGTCAAAGATCGTCTTGGATGCCGTGAACGGGCTGTATGTGATGCCTTTCAGCCGCTCATACAGGTCATTCACGATGTTCTGCGTCAGGCAGTCGGAAGAAATATCCAGCACATACCCGGAATTGTTACCAGCTCCCAGCGTGTCATTGCCCGCCGTAGCAGAGATACCAGACAGGGTGACAGATGTACCAGTTGTAAGACCGCCGCAGACCACGGGCACATTCAGCACACCATCGGCGGGTACGACCTCGCCGTTAGACCATGCCAGATAATAGCCCTGCGGGGTGATGATCGAGTTACCGTGTTCATCCGTGACATGATAGGATGCCACGATGGGGCTTTCCGGGGTTTCGCCACCGGAATCATCGGCAGAAACAACGGTAGCCCCGCCGTCCTTGTAAACGATGGTGCTACCGTCTGCTGCCTTGATGACGTTGAAATCCTCATCAATCAGGCGGTATGTTTCATCCGCTGCCGATGTCAGAGGGATAAGCCGGAGCAAATTGTCCTCGGTTATGATCCAGTTGCCGCCGTGACAGATCGCAATATCAACCAGTAAAGATTGCATTGTTTTGTCCGCAGACGGTTTCGGAATCATGTAATCCGCCCCGGTATTGATCTTTGTGCGGGGGTCAATTCCGACCTCTAATCGGGCGGCGATGTCCTCTACAACGTCAATCATAGGCCGGGGCCACACCAACGCATCATCCGCGCTGGTCAGATACGGAGTATTTGCCATGAGCATAGCGTCATAGCAATCCAGCGTTACCAGACCATTGTGCTGGGAATCATCACGCTGATTGATGAAAAACGTGCCAAAGCTGGCCCATTCGCTGTATGCCTCATCGTCAGTGATCCGGGCCATGATCTTGACCGGGCTTTCGATTCGATCCGGGGTCAGCACCGACACGGACAGTGTAGCCGCGATGCAGCTACCTACCGCCATCGGCTGCGCCATCAACTTTCGCACGATTATCGGGGCGGAGATGGTGGTATAATCCTTGCCGCCCGAAACGAGCTTTGCTTCTGTACGAAAGCGGCCACGCGCCGCCAGTTTCGCCCAGAGGTTCGATCTACCTCTCATCCCGTCACCTCTCGATGATGTCAAACGTCACGCCATCGTAGTACGTTTCGCCATTGATGCTGCGCTGCACACCCTCATTGATGGTGGAGAAATAATAGCTGCTGATAACGCCGCGATTGACACGGGCATCCAGCAGGGTGATAGAGATGTAGTCCTTACCACCGTACATATCATTCTCCAGCTGCATCATGGTCTTAGCGTCCAGACGACCAAACGTGACCGACCACTTGCGCTTTGTCGCAAGCCGCGAACGGTACATCAGACCGTCCAGCAGATTGCGTCCGCTACCGTCAGAATCGACATCGTTCCGGGAGGGTTTCAGCTCAGTAATCAGCTTTGCATAATCGTGACCGTTCACGACAAACATAGGAACCGCCATAGCTTTACGCCCTCCTTTCTTACCCGATCAGCGGGGAACTGCCCTGCGCACGAGTTCTGCGGTTGATTTCCTTAATCACCATATCCGTGATGCCGTTTGCATCCAGATTTACGGTAGTCCCGCTATACTTCTGGATTGCATTAACAATCGCGGAGGTGGCGTTGGTAACGGACTGGATCACGACAGAACCCAGTTCCTCGTTGGACGATGCGATGGTATCGCCCAGTGTAGCCGTGCCGCCGTTTGTCGCTTTCGCGGCGACATCATACGGCATAACCGTGCCAGTTGCAGCCTGCGGAGTGACAAATGCCACCCGGTCTGCGATACTGTTCAGACGGTCAATCAGGGTAGTAAAACTGTCCTCGATCTTGCTAGAGAAATCGGACAGCATACCATCCAACTTGTCCGAAACAACATTCCCGGTGTAATCCAGAGTAGGCGTTTCGGAGCCGATGGTGCTAGTGTCAGCCTGCGCCAACGTGGACTGCGCTGCATCAACCACCTTCTCCATCTGCTGCTGTGTGCCTTTGATAAGATCAGGAGTAGCCGCAACGATGCCGTTTTCGATGCCGGGAGGCAGCATTTCGCCGATCTCATCCCGCATCAGGCGAGAGGGAGAGTGGATGCCAAAGAACGACTTAAAGCCGTTCACGATGCCGGAGCCGACTTTTTTCACGCCATTCCATAGGCCGGATGCGACATTTTTAATGCCAGTACCGATGCCCGTTACGATGTTCTTGCCGACATTGACCGCGCCGGAAACCACTTTTTTTGCGCCATCCCAGATTCCGCTGACAGCGTTACCGATGCCCTTGCAGACATTCGTGACCGTGTTCTTGACAGCATTAAACGCATTGTTTACCCCATTCCGAAACCAGTCACACTTGTTATAGGCAGTCACTAGACCTACGCCTAATGCGCCCACACCAGCGATTGCAAGGCCGACAGGCCCGCCCGCCGTGGCAAGTCCGGCCAGCGTAGTACCCAGACCGCCGAGAGCAGTACCCGCCGTAGCTACCGCGCCGGAGAGTGTTGTTCCGATTGTGCCAGCCACACCAGCTGCGCCGGATGCCAGCGCACCCAGACCGCCGCTGACCGTTGCACCAATAGAACCGATGCCCGCGCCGATGGATGTTACCAGACCAGACAGCCCGCCGCCTACGGTGGAGGCAATGCCGCCGATGGTAGAACCCACAGACCCGGCAATGCTGGACAGTCCGCCGCCGACAGTAGATGCGATGCCAGACAGTCCGCCGCTGAATAGCGATCCGAGTTTAGAGAACAGACCCGATGCGCCGGATGCTATGCTAGAGAATCCGTTGCTGAACACCGAGCCGATGTTGGAGAGCATCGACCCCGCATTAGATGCCACGCCGGACAATCCATTGCTGAAAAATCCCTTGACAGAGTTCCAGAGATTTCCTGCATTGGATGCGATGTTGTTGAATCCGTTGCTAAACAAATTCTTGATGCCGTTCAGCAGCCCAGAGGAATTATTCTGGATATTGCCCAGCCCATTCTTGAGCGTGTTCCCCAGATTCTGAATGAAAGAGCCGCCGTTCTGAGAAGTTCCGTTGAAGAAATTCTTGAACGTGTTACCGATGTTCTGGAGCATATTACCCGTGTTGGTCTGAATGCTACCAGAGCCGCCCTTGAACAGATTCGTGAGCCATTCAATAAACTGACCGCCCCACTGTTTCAGCTGCCCAAAGCCGCCCGACAGCAGTTCCAGAATCTTTCCGGGAATGCTGGAGATCAGCGACCAGAGATCAGGCAGACCACCGTTCACGCCGTCCGTGATGCTGTTCGCCATGCCCTTTCCAGCCTCTACCAGAATATTGGTGTTGCCGGAGGTGGACAGGTTGCTTTTCAGCCCGGAGATGATATTCCACGCAGCCTTTGCCATGCCGACATATCCCTGTTCCTCATAGCCCTTATTCAGAGCCTCCAGAGAATCAGCGACAAACCCGGTGACGTTGGTACGGAAATTCTTATCCATGCTGTTAAACAGACCCAGCGCAACATTTTTCGCAACGGTAGCCCAGTCACCAGACTGCACCGCGTCAATGATGCCCTTGATGTTGGTCAAACCGTCACCGCTGGAAAGTGCATCCGAGATGCGGTTCATGTTGTTTTTCAGTGCATCGACAGTTTCATCCACAAAGCCCTCGCCGAGCAGTGTGCCCTTACCGTCCAGTGCGTCATCCGCACCTGTGTAGACCGCCAAACCTAAGTCACCAGCCGCATCCTCAGCCACCCCGGAATTGTTGACAATACCTTGCGCCACACCAGCATCAAACCAATAGCCCAGTTCTGCGCCCTCGGTAGACGGGGAATGGATACCCAGCGCATCCTTGAATGCGTTAATCAGCCAGTTGGATGCCTTACCAGCAGCCTCAGACAGCCGTTTCAGCGTGTTCTGGATACCGTTGTAGATACCGAGGATGACGTTCTTACCAACGCCCAGCCAGTCGATGTCCGTAAACTTCTTCTTAGCCGAATCGCCGATAGTTTTCAGCGCAGCGGGAATCTTGGTTTGGAGAGCAACAAATCCGTTGTAAATGAATCCAATAACGGACTTACCTGCTGCCAGCCAGTCGATGCCCTTTAATTTTTTCACGGCATTATCGCCGATAGTTTTCAGAGCAGTCGGCAACTGGGTCTGGAGAGCGACAAATCCGTTATAGATGAATCCAATAACTGCTTTGCCAGCCGCCAGCCAGTTGATGCCTTTCAGCTTCGTTACCGCATTGTCGCCGATGGTCTTAATCGCATTGGGAAGTTTATCTTTCAGCGCAACAAATCCGTTGTAAATGTTGCCGATGATGTCCTTACCCTGCTGAATCCAGTTCACGGATTTCAGCTTATTTACGATTTTACCGGGGAGGTCTTTTATCGCGTTCACGACAGCGGTAATACCGCCCGTGATGCCGTTTTTCAGACCTTCCATGATATAGCCGCCCATCTCTGCCATAACGGTAGACGGAGAATGAATGCCAAAAGCGGCCTTGAATCCGTTGATAAAGGGATCAAAAATGTTTTTCTTGATCCATGTACCGATGCTGGAAAGGGCTTTCTGGATGCCCTCAAACAGCCCCTGAATGGTAAACTGCCCATCCTCGTAGGCTGTATCCTTCCACCATTTAACGACATCTGTCCACGGCTTCTTGATAAAGCCGATGATCGTAGCACTAATGCCGCCCAAAGCCGCGCCGATGGCCTCTACCGCGCTGCTGACAACGCCGCCCCAGTCGATGCCCGCGAGAAACTTTCGGATGTCATCGCCAAAAGCCCGCCAGTCGAACTTCTCAACGGCAGAACTAAACGTGTCCAGCAGCCCCTTAACGTAGGAGGACAGGGTTTCGCCAGCCTTGCCCCAGTCGATTGCTGCAAAGGCATTCGTAAGGGCAGTACCGATTGCTGCACCGAGGCCGCGCCAGTTGAAGTTGGTAATAACACCGTGTAGCACATCCAACTTTGCCTCGAAATACTCGCCGAGGGTCTGACCGAGTTTCGCCCAGTCAATATCCCGGATGGCGGCATTAAGGCCCGTTGCAATAGCCTTGCCGATGTTCTCCCAGTCGATGCCAGTCAGCAACAGGTGCATCGTGTTGACGATGGTATTCACGCCGGATGCAAACGTGCTGCCGATCAAATCCCAGTCGATGGTATCCACCATCGAATTGATGGTATCGCAGAGCGCGTTCACCCATCTTGTGATCGTGCCGCCCACGTTATCCCAGTCAATGAAGTCCTTGATGCTCTGGAAAGCATCATTGATCTTTTCACCGATGATCTTGCCCAGCCCGGTGAAATCGCCATCGGCAAAAGCCTTTTTCAAGCGATCCACAAAGTCGGTCACACTGGTATCAATGGGAACTTCTTCAAACATCTGGGATGGGTCAACAGACCCGTCATCCTTTTTCGTGGATTTATCGGACAGTACATTCAGCTCATCAAAGCTGGCAAGCTGCCGCTTTGCATCCTTTGCGGATTTAGAAGTCTTGTCCAACGACTTGGCGTAGTCCTCTTGAATGGATGTTGCCTTTTTATAGACCTTCTGCCCAGACAGTGCTGCCGTGAACATACCGATGTAGGAGATGGCCTCGACCAGCTTACTAATAAGGTAGGTGAGAGCCGGGGCAGCAGCCTGTAAAATCGGGTCAAATGCCGCTGCCAGACTGTTTTTCAGCTGTGTAAGGGCAGACGTGATAGACGAAATAGCCTTGTTGGTAGAACTGGAATACTGCGCCAGATTGCCGAATCCAGATACAAGTGCTGCCCGTAACTTATTTACAAGCACAAACAGGGAACGAATGCCGAATGTGTACTTGAGGATAGTTTTCAGGCTGGTTCCAAAGCCTGCATTCGCCGACTTAGAACCCTTGTTCAACCCGACAAAAGACGCTACCACCTTTTTCACCTGATCGGCGAGCAACGAAACGCTCTTGCCCGCAAGGTCTTTGACCTCGCCCGCAATGCGCTGGATACAGGCAACAGCGGTATCCTTTGCCGCAATAAAGGCAGAGCCAATCATCTTTCCCAGTGCAGAGAAAACAGAGGTATTTTTGGCAAAGAACTTATCAACCGTGGCGCAGAGGTCATCGTACTTTGCCTGTACATCTTCCAGCTGGGCGGAATACTGGGCATACTGTTCGGTATCCGCGCCCGAAACAAAGTCCTCCCCGTTGTCGGTGAGGATCTGCTGTGTAGCTTTCAAATCTTCGATCTTGCGCTTGGTCTGGTCAATGTCGTACTGGAGATTCTGGTATGCCTTAGAGGAATGCTTTACCCCGGTGGCATCCATCTTATCCTGCTTTGCCATCAACTTGTCCAGTTCGGTTTCGGCTTTCTGGATTTCCTGCGTAGTCCACGCATAGTCATCCGTTGGAACCTGAGAATCCGCAAGTTCCTCCAGCTTATCCGAAAGATCGTCAATTCGCTGCTGCATGGAATCCGCCAGCTCGTTAAAGCGTTCCAAAGGCGTAGTTGTTACGCCCATGGCCTTATCTGCTGAGGATTCCAGTTTGGAAAGGTCAGATGTCAAAGAATCGAGGTCTTTCTGGAGATCAGACACGGACTGCTTGGCAGCAGTCGTATCAAATGCCCCGGAAAGGTTATTATCCTCCGCGCTGTTCATCTGATTTTCCATGTTTTCCAGTGCAGTGTTCAGGCCGTCCACTTGCGACTGGAGCTGTGTTACTTGAGCCTCCAGCTGCTGAACCCGGCTACTGGAATCATCTGCTGCCTTGCTGGTATTGGCAAATGCAGAGCCGAATTGCGTATTAAGCTGCTTGATCTCAGAAGTTAGGGATTGAATGGCTTGCAACAGTTCCTTGCTACCCGCCTCAAACCCGGATTGATCCAGTTCAGTATCAATTACGATAGAACCATCAGAATGTTCGGCCATTGCTTCACCACCTTTTAACCGAGTAGAGCATTAAGGCGATCTTTTGCGGCCTGTTCTTCTGCCGTGAGTTTCGTTTTCAGCTCGCAGATGTCCTTATTCGCATTCCAGAAATCCCGCTCCCACTTTTCCAGCTTCTTACCAGATGCCTTTTTCTGGCGGAGGCTGAGAACGTGAGAAAAAACGCCCTCCTGAATCTCCATAAAGTATCCGTAAAACGTCCACCAATGGAGGTACGGCAGAGCGCGAACTTCCCGGCCAGCTACCCGATTGACTGCCGGGAACAGAATGTTTTCATCCTGTTCCCAGTCCATCGTCCGGGGCTTGGTCTTTGGCGTTTTCTGGTCAGGATCAGCCCCGCAGTCAATAAACCACAAGGCCCTCTTAAACGCTTCTTCATAGTGTTCCGGGGGGATTACATCAAAATCCCGGAACAGGATAAACAGGCAAACGTACACACGCTCGCTGTTTTCCAGTTCCGGGTCATTAAATGCCTCTAAAATGGAAAGGACATCCCGAAAGTCCGTCCGTATGCCGTACTCAACGCCGGATACAGAAAGACTTTCCGGGAGTTGTCCGATCATGCACGGCCCTTGCCCGCGTACTTCTTCGTGTAGCGTTCCACGCGGGTGTTGATCTTCTTCAGTTCCTGACCAAACTGCTGGCCGATAAACTTACCGACCTGAGAGATCGCGGTTTCACAGAAAAACACGCCATTGACAGGGGAAAACGGGTGCATCTTACCAAAGAATGCCTCGCTCATATTACCGCCGAACATCTCATCGCAGGCGGCATACAGACGCTGCTCCGCCTCGTTCAGCTTGCTGGTGTCCAGTTCGTTTTCCGCCGTGCCATCAGCCTTGATACTGACATCTGCCAGCGGCTCGGTGATAGCATCAAAGTCTTTGACCAGCTTGTTATAGCGGTCAATAATGCCCATGTCAGTGGGCCGGAACTTGAACAGGCCGATCTGCTCACCTTTCAGATTGCGGATGCGGACATCCCGCATACCGTCATCGACAACGATTTCCATAGTATCGGTGGTCTTGATTTCATCAGACATAGTGAATCTCCTTTACAAATAAAAATGGGGCGCAGCCTTTTCAGGCCACGCCCCCAGCATAAAACGGTGATTACACCTTAACGCTGGACACGGTGTTTGCGGTAAAGGTTTTCTTGGTCACATCGAAAGTACCCTTGGTACGATTACCGCAGTAGTAGACGCTGAACGGAATCTGAACGCCGCTGGTATCGCCGCCCATGCTGGTGGGAACCACCATGACATCCTCACGGTATGCCCAAGTGACAACACCCTTGTCATTCAGCAGAACATCAACAGCGGTAGTCTTGCAGTCATCGCCAGTCTTGCGTTCATTGGCGATGTCGCTGAGAGCTTCAAACAGCGGGTCACCAGTGACAGCGTAGAAAGTATCCACATCGGACTGAGGCTCGTAGCCGTTGTGCTTGATAGTGCCGTCACCGATGATGTTCTTAGACACTTCGATGTCAGGGTTCAGATCGAGGTTGTATTCCTCCAGATCCGTACCCAGACGGACGTAGTTCGGGGTGGCACTGCCAGTACCGAAAGAGGCATCAAGGAAGTGCGCAAGATATTTGCGCTCGATCTTATTAGCCATTCTTATTTCCTCCTATAAGTCATTTTTAGCTGGATTTGATATTTAGCAGCCCCGCTGCCAACTTCAACGGGATATGCAGTCAGCGTAGGAACGATGGATTTTACTCGGCCCTCCCGAATATTCGGGAAATTTTGAACCGTGTTCTGCTGATAAATCCACGCCATGACCTCATCATAAAAGCCCAGATTTGCAAGGCTCTGCTGAATGTCAGGGCCGAAAGATTCTTTCGATGCAAAAATGAAATTCTGCACCTGAATATCATCCAGAACGATTTCGCCGATGATGTTCTCATGCGTTCTGATTTCGGACGGTACGGAATAGATCGCATACTCCGTAGGGCTTTCCGAAAGAAAGTTGACCCGAAAACGATTTTTGTTTTGAATGGCGGGGCATTTCCGAAACCACAAACGCAGCTGTTCAGTGCTATTTAATTCCGGCATACCGTTTCGCCTCCGTTAAAATATCATTCATGTGATCCGCTTTCATGCGCTCGTTCCAGAACGAACCCGCGAGGGGGTTTGTGCTGGTGTCGTATTTCAGCTTGCGGCCCGTGAGGTGTTTCGGCATACCCGGCGGCGAAAAGAATCGTGTAGGCTCTCCGCTGTCGTCATCGAACACGGGGATGTTCGGCCCCATGACCTCACCATAATAGAGGTATCGTGCATACGGCCCCTCGTATACGACTTTACCGGGGGTGTACGCACGATACGGACTTTTTGCAAGCGTTCCCGTTTTCCACGGAACATATTGCATATTCCACGCAATAACGGAATTATCAATGGCCTGCTGCACCTTGCCGCCCTTTTCAAGGTTTCTGGCTCTCAACAGGTCAGTGACAGATCGCCCGAAGTTAAAACGGGCATTGATGACGGTGTAACTCACTTTCCGATCACCTTCCAATGCTGCGCATGGGGGGCTTTACGGTTATCCGTGATAGATAACACCGTGAACACGTCTGGGCACGTCTGCTGGACACTGGCGGGCGTGATAGCGTCCACCGTGGTAGCTGTCGGATCAGGCGGCGTAAATGCGATATACGAACCATCGCTGCCGATCAGCCGGGAAAGGTCTGCCGCTGTAATCCGGGATGGCGTGTCAATCGTGCCGCGTACAATCACATCTCCACGCTGAATAGTGAAACTTTTAGCGGGGTCTGCCGTTTTGTACGCAATCGGATTGACATAGCCTTTCCCGGAAAAATCAGCATCAACGGGTATCCTTACTGTGTACTGATCCGCAGCAAGCAGCCCGGACGTGGTGACAGTAGCCGCTGCCGTGCTGTACCACGATACACCCGTTATTTTGGTAGGCGTGTAAACGTCATACCCGGTATCCGGGTCTACCTGTGCATTCAGCAGGGTAATGACCTCTGTGCATCCACGCATCAGCCGTACACCCCCCTGTACAAAAGCGGTGTGCCTTTATCGTCCCGTTCATCGGTCAGATATGTACGCACCGTTTTGTTCATAATGGCATCGCTTTCCGCGATGGTGGGAATGTTGCCGTAGCTTTCCGAATATCCATCGGTGTTGTAGGACGTAACCAGCGGAGAGCTGATTTGCGATTCTGCACCGATGGACGTTTCCAGCCCGATGAGCGCAAAAACACAAAGGGTAACGGCCTCCGGCACGTTCGCCATCTTCTGCACACGCGATGCAGTCAGGTAGTCCACCCTTTTCCGGGCTTTGAACTCTGCCAGCGTAAACGCTGCATCGTCCAGTGTGCCGCCCAGCTGTTTATATCGCTCATACGTCAGATAACTTACCATTGGCATTACCTCTTAGTGTTTGCGGCCAGCTCAGATCAGGCGTGGGCGGTGACGTTGAACTGGAGAGCATCGGACTTGTTGTTCAGGATGAACACGTCCTCATCGCTTTCCTCGAAGTAGATGTACTTGCCCTCAGTCACAGCAGAGGGGGCATCCAGAGTGGCGAAGGAGTAGGAAACAGGGGTGATGACAGCACTCGGATGCACCAGCAGCATATTGATCTGGTCAGCATCAGCAGCGACCTTATAGCCCTTGTCGAAGGTGTACTTGGACTTCATCAGGGTAGAGGGAACGCCGATGATCTTGACCTCATCAATACGGGAAACAGTGCGGTCAATGTCTGCGTTCTTCTTGCCGACATCAATGTAACGCTGCACCTGCTCGGCGTTCTTCAGCATCTTCTTGACCTCGTTGGTGACGTACAGGACACGGCCAGCAGCGGGAACGCGGGCATTGTCCATGTTCATCATCATGTCATCAAAGACAGACAGCACATTAGCCACAGACAGGACGGTTGCATCTGCGGTATGGCTCAGCTTGCCCCACTCGGAATACAGGGTGCTGATGGTGTAAGCATCCATCTCCGGGAACTTCTGCTCCTCGTTGAACACCTGAGTGATGTTGGTGATGGACGCGGCCTGATTGGTTTCATCAATGTCGCGCGGATGCACCAGAGTAGACCACTTACGATGATGGGTCAGGGTCTTGTTCTCCCAGCTGTTGTCATAGTTCCGGGTGGCGGTGGCGATGGTATCGCGGTCAGAATCCACACGGCCAGTGGTAGACAGATGGGGGATGGCAATGGTCTTAGCATCCACAAAGCGGAAGCGGCCATTGTTGGGGGTGGCGTACAGATCGCCGAAGAACAGGCTGTAAGGATAAGCCTGCTCCAGAGCGGACTGATACTGGGTTGCGTAGTTGAGCAGTGCCATAGATTTTTACCTCCTATGGATCGTTATTTGGCCCGGATTATTTTTCGGCGGGATTGGGCCGCACCCCGGCGAAATTGAAGTTAAACAGGCTCTTGCCGCCCTCTGCGCCAGCGGTCTTACCAGAGCCAGCGGGCAGCACGATAGCAGGGGGATTGCCGCCCTGTCCACCATTACCGCCCTCATCTGCGGGGGCCTCGGTCTTGAATGCGCCGGGATCAGCAGTGCGATATGCGGTGACATAATCATCCCATCCCAGCAGCTTGCCGCCATCCAGCTTGAGGCCCTTTGCGTTTGCATCCTCCAGAAATGCCCGCTTTGCGCTATTAGACGAGAAATGCAGCCCGGAGGATGCCTCACGGAGAGCAAAGTCGTATGCCTGAGCGGTCAACTTCTTCTGGTAGTCCTCGGTATCCTTGGTGTACTTGCCCTGCAATGCCGTCAGCTGGGTCTGAACATCTGCCATCTTTGCCGCGTCATTCTTGGCGGCGGTAAGCTGCTCATTCAGACCGTTCAGGTCAGTATCACGCTGCGACAGCTGACTGTTCAGATCGGTGATCTGCTGGGTCAGAGTGTTCACGCGATTGTCAAACTTGTCCTTGGCAACATACGCGCCGCTGGACAGGTCAACAACATTCATGCCTGCCTTGCTGACCGCCTCTGCAAGCTGGTCATAGGTCAGAGGGCCGTTCGCAAACAGATTCTTGAGAAATTCCATGTTGTTCCTTTCGCGTTCTGCATTTGACTTGTAAACGCGCTGCCAGTCAGCGCACGGAACGCCATCGCATTTAATCGTCTGCAATGCCGACAAATTTATATCAGGAGCCAAAGGCCCCGGACATCGTTATTCATCTCGCGGCTGGAAACACGACAGGGTATCAATGTCGTAATCGCCAGCATCACACGCATACTCATGCGGCGCGAGTTGGTGAGCATGGGCGCAGTTCTTACAGGTGCGCTCAGGCTTGTACGCCCATTTTTCATCGTGTACCGGGATGGGCGTAGGGTAAAACTTGCTGTTGTCATAGACCATCGCCAGAGATGCCCGGATTTCAGCGTTTTCCATTGTGTGAACCTCACTTTACTTTGACAGCCTTAAAGCCCTCTACGGCCATTCTCTGCCGCTGTGAAGGCAAGCCGGATTTTTGCACGATCTCAGAATAGGTCTGCCCCAGTGCGTTGATGTGCTTTTGGCATTCCCGCCGCCCCACCATGTCACCTGTCAGGCGACACGCATTCGCGGCATCCTTCCACCGGCGCGATTCCGTTTCGATCCGTCTCATCAGCTGTGTAGCTTGGTAGATCGTGTAATGCTTGCCGCCGATCTCCACGCCCGCATCGTTCGCCGCTTTCCACGCCGCCAGCTGTTCATCCGTATAACGGCGGACAGAATAGCGGGTGTCAAACGGCACAGGAAAGTGCGTACAATTCCATTCGCCGATCTGACGGCGGAATGCGGTGTAAACGTGCCCCTCGACATCAACAAAGGGCTGGCCGGATTGCATCTTTTCAAACTCAGCGATTAAAAAAACGCGCCCCTGCACCGGTTCGTGATCCGGCGCACTGTGCGCGTGTGCTGATATTTCACGGGCATTAAATCCCAGATCATCACCGATAATCTGCGCCCCGTTCTTTGCAATCTGGTTTGTTGCATCTATGATGTTTTGACGTACAGCCGTATCAAGCCGCCTATGGTAGCCGCTGGCATACTGTACCTGTAAGCCGTTATAGCCCAGCTCTTGCACCGTCCGGCGCATCGCCGAATTGTAATCGGTCAGCCCGGAGGATGCAGCCAAAACCGCCTTATCCACAGCCTTTTTATAGGCATCGGATACGGCGGTAGTGTTAGAGTAGTTTTGCAGATTGCCAGCGGTCTGCATCGACACAGCCCGGACATAATGACGCAGCTGGTTCTTTGCGGAATCGCTCAAGGGATGAGATTCCAGAGCAGCGGCGAAACGGGGGTCTGTATACACATCGTCCATTGCCGCTTGATAGATTTTAGCCATCTGAGCAGAGGCCAGCCCCGTAGCCGTTTGCAGCTTCTTTTTAATGGCGGTGACATCCTGCGACATCTCCATCATAATGGTAAGCTGGTTAATGCTGGACTGGCTCATTTGCCCGATTTTTTGAATCTGGGCGGCGATTTTTGCAATAAAAAATGCGTTGACCTCATCAAACTGCGCCATAACCACAGAGAGGGCCTTTTCCAGCTTTTCAGTGGTTTGCATGAGAAATTACCCTTTCCGAATTAACGCCGTTTACTGGGCTTCGTTGCCGCCGTTGGCGATGTTCGGCAAAACGGCCTGTAAATTGTTCATCTGGTCTGCCAGCTGCTCATCCCGGATAGTTTGCAGGGCTGCATCTGCCTGCGCCTTGGTTTCACCAAAGAACCACTGGCGCATCTCGGAACGGCCCATCATGCCATTGGTAGCCAGTAACAGCCGCTGCTGGAGCTGCTGGTCACTGTCTGTCAGGATGGAATCATCCCAGTCAAACGAAACCTCGTAATCACCAGCCGGGGCCAGATTGTACAGGGTGGCGTACTTATCCATCGCCCTGATGACATCGCGCAGACAGGCTTCAAGTGCCCGCTGATTGTCCGCGATGGTGGAATAGGTCTGCTGCTTTGCGATTTTCAGCTCAGTAGCAGTACGCGCATCGACTTGGGGATCAGAAATAGAGCCTCTGGACAGCCCGCACAAGTCCTCCACATGACGGAGAATCTGGTTCAGACCGTTAATCAGGGCCACATCACGGAACGCAGGAGCGAACACGTTATAATTGCCGCCCTCGCCGCCAGCGTCCACGCCACGGAATAGCCGCCTGTTCAGCTGAGGGAGGCCCAGTTCCTTTGTTGCGGGATCTTCTTTTAGGGCCATCGGGTCAACGTCAATCGCCAGCTCGCCGCCCTCATACTCCCACAGCAAACGGGAATACTGGACATCCGCATCATGGATGGCATCAATAGCCCGTGCAAATGCAGAAACGCCCATCGGGGAATCCACATCAATACAGTTTGCGGCAGCGACCTTATACCAGCCAAAAAGCTGGCCGTCTGCCTGCTTGATTTCTGCGGTAGGCTCCAGACTAGCCCAGCGCGGAACGCTGGACAGGGGAACTTCCGTGCCGATGTAATCACGCAGGGTAGACCTATACGCCTGCTGGGTGACAGTGACAGAATCACCATCCCGCACATGACGCTCCAGCCGGGTGTAATAGGTCTTGCCCTCGGTCAGCACATCGCGGAAAATAACGTCCGTAAGATCGCTGTTATCACCGAAAGAGATTGGGTACAGGCTCCAGTCTGCGGTAAAATCAAAGTAGATATGACCGTCCTGCCCCGGATAGGGCTTAATGGTCATACCGCCCGCCGCCAGACCGATTTCCAGCTTCTCGCGCAGAATGTCGATCAGCTTTTCAAACTCTGCTTTCAGGTACTTGGAACGCTCATTCTCCGGGGCCTCGCCGTTTTCATCGGCTTCGCCGCCCGTGATGTTCCATTTCATTTCCAGCACAATTTGGCGGGCCAGAGTGCTGCAAATCTGAGATGCAAGGTTCAGGGATTTCACATCCGCGCCATCCTTGCCCTTGCGCCACGGAGCCATATTGCGATACAGGTCATACCAGTCATCCAGTGCCTGCGCCATCTCGGTGGAAAGCGGCGTTTCGATGCTGGTAGCCTGTTCGATGCTCTTGTATGGGATCATGCGGTGAATCACCTGCCTTATCATCTGTAAAATACGGGAAAACATGACTTTCCTCCCTTAGTTGCCGCGCCGTTTCCACACGTTGTTGAGGGCATACCGCACACTATCAATCGCATGGTTATTGGCATCCGGGTAGCCGCTGATAATCTCATCATCGGAATTGCGCTCATACTCGTACTCGGAGAACTCTTTCGCCGATTCCGGGCATCGCACAGGGTCAATGACAATCTTTTTCAGCGATTGCAGCCATTTCATAGAGTAGCGGACGGAATCGGGGCCTTTGATCGTGGGCCGCATACTCGCGCCGTAGCTCTTAAAATCGCCGATGCTCTTAGGCTCTGCACTATCCGCCGTGATAAGATCGGAATAGGTCACGCCCTTTTCGGTTTGCAGCATTTCCCACAGTTCCCGGTTAGGGGTTTTGCGGACACGCAGCTCATCGAAAATGTACAGGGTCAACTGGGCAGGGTTGTAGCAGACCTTGCTCCAGTGCGCCGGATCAGGAAACCATCCAAAGTCCAGCCCCTGATAGGTGTAGCTGAAATTTTCGATTTCCTCATCCGTGATCTCCCGCAGTTCGATGTTGGTGAACACCTCGCCGCCCGTACCTGTTGCCTCGCCCAGATACTCATTGGCGTATGCTGTCGGATTGCTCTCTTTCAGGGCCTCGGCCTCAGAAATGAAAAAATCGCCCAGCCAGTCCGGGTGATACGACATCACCTCCAGATAGGTAGACGAATGAACAAGGGTATCCGGGCCGGGGTTAAGCACGGCCTGATTCATAAAGTTGGATCGCGTTTCCGGGGGGTTAAAAGATAGGAACGTCCAGAACCGGGAGCCGCCACGCAGGGCGGACTGCTGCACGGATCGGATTTCCTTCATGCCGGAGAACGTATCGCATTCCTCAAACCATGTAATGCCGATATAGCCTTTACTGGGCTTGATGGATTTGACCTTTAGGGGGTCATCCAGACCACGAAACAGGATTTCTTGCCCGGTAGCCTTGCGCACGATTTTCAACGGAGAAACGAACGCCTGAAACTCATCCGACAGGCCCAGACGGTCAATGCCGGAAACGATCTGGTTGTACACCGAATCGCGCAGCGTGTTCTGCTGCTTTCGGAGTACCAGCGCATTCACGTTTTCGTTTCCCGGTTCAATCATCACAAGCGGGATGGCCGTACCACAGAAAGACGATTTGAGGGAACCACGCCCGCCTTTGAAAATGTAGCGGTTGTGTCGGTGATCCAGCACGTCAAGCAGAATACCGTCATAGTTCGGGGTTAAAACGTCCTCAATGTAGATGTCAGGCATCCGCACCACCGCTTTCATCGGCGGGCTTGTCACCGCGCATCAGATGAATCTTGATAGAGCCATCCACAGCCCCGGCGGAATCGGACGAACAGCCCTCGCCGTTCGTCTGCCCCAGAATATCCAGCAGCAGCCGCAGAACGCCGACATCGCCCTCTTTCGCTTTCTGGATGTACGGCACCAGAATCTGCACCATGACGGTGGTATTGTTGCTGTCGTTCAGTGCGTCCTCCAGCGATTTCAGGTCATAGGACGTTTTACAAGCGTTGCCCTTTCCCTTGGTGGATCGGCTCGGCTTTGTGAGCAGTTCCAGCAGGGCCTCCCGAACCATCTTAGCTTCTTTGCGCTTTGCGGCGGATGCTTTACCGCCTCTGGATTGAATCTCACGGCGCACATCCGGGGGTAAATCCGCCAGATTTCGGAGGCCCGTGGTATTGCGCTTTGCTTTTTCTCCCACGTTCTGCACCTCGCTTTCTGGGGAAATAAAAAAGCACCCGACACATCACAGTGTCGAGTGCTAGTGCGCTATTGGGTTTTACTTCTTGGGCTTTGCCGTGGCCTTTTTCGCGGTAGCCTTACCGCCGCCTGCGACCTTAGCGTTAGCCTCGCTCATAGCCTTTACGAGAGCCTGTGCGCCCTCTTTGGTAAGAGCGACCTCTTTATACTCTTTTGCCATAATCGGCCTCCTTATGCGTTGCTCTGGCGGTAGACAAGGGCAGAACGGTCAATGACATTGTGATAGTCATTATAGTCAGACCGAATCACGTTATAACCCATCGCCAGCGCATAGATGCTGATATTGTCGCTAGTTACCCGACGACCTACCGCCGCTACGAATTTCGGATGCTTGGTAGCCCATGCCGGGATCTGATTTTCCAGCGTGTTCTTGGAGATGACGTGCGCAGTTTTCGGGTTGAGAACCGCGATGGCCGTTGCGCCGTTCGCGTATCCCGTATTCCGACCGCCGTTCTTGTCAAAGTATGTGCCAGAGCCGTACACATTGCCGCCGTGTTTACCGCCGACATAGTTCAGCTGGCTGTACTTCATCATCTGGGTGATCTGATCCGGGGACAGATGAACATGGACATTGTTGATGGTGTAATCCGCACCACCAACAGAACGGGCCATCACATCCGACTGCGAGATGTTATTGGCTTTCATAAACTGGCTGAACTGGGTATCATCCAGAACCGTGGGCATACCGTTCGCGCCGGACGCATAGACGAATTTCTGCGTTGCATCCACGGCATCGTTCAAGTGGTTCGGCATATCAATGGTTTTGGACTGGTTCATCAGTGCTGCCAGCTGATCGTCTGTCATATTTGCCAGAGTGCCAGTGACATCAGGAATAGCCGGGGTGTTGTTCGCATCGGGAACCTGATTCTGGATGAGCTGTCCATTGCCCATGCCAGCACCGCCACCCGCTGCCGACTGAGGCGCGGCCTGTGTAGCAGTAGCGGGCTGCGGACTCTGTGCGCTTGCGGAATACTTGCTGCCTCTACCGCCCATAGCCTTAAACCTCCCTTACTTTTTCTTCTTTGCCGGGGTGGACTTCTTTGCACCGCCCGACTGCTGCGCGTTGATCTCCGCAACAGCCTTTTTCACGCTGTCCGGGAGAGGGCCGACAGAAATGCCGTAGCCGTTGGAAGTCCAACGATCCACACCATGAGGGCCATTTGCCTTTGCTTTTGCCATGAGAATACCTCCTTTGTTTACTGCTTGCTGACCTCGACCACAATCTCGATCTGGGGCAAGTTCATATTACGGGAACCCTGCTGACGTGCAGAGTTACCAGTATAGCGAACATCAACGATCTTCATGTTCTTGCTGCCACCGCTGGGAGCAAGAACGACCTCACCCAGCGAACCGCCGGGGCCGTTGCCGGGCATCATAGCCTGAACATTGGCTTTAGCCTGATAGCTGATCTTAACGGCGCGCGTATTGAACACCGACTGACTACTTGCCGGGGCGTTCTTGAAATCGTTGTAAGACGTGGACAGGAACTTGTTCTCGCCGTAGGACATACCCGTCAGGGCCTTTTTCAGTGCCGCCGGGGAGAGCTTGGTATAGTCCGCGTTCTTAACGCCAGCCTGCTGCAACAGCCCGTTGACGAACTGGGGATGATCGTACCGGGTCAGATTCAGGTTATAGCCCAGATTGTGCATCGCCGCCATCATGTGCTGCTGCATATACTGCTGGTTTGCGGTCAACTTCTGACCGTTTGCCATGTTCCAGTTCATGTTCTGAGAGGGCGAATACAAACTGCCCGGCTCCGGCTGATCTGCCAGATAGTTGATCGTGGCAATCTGCTGGTCAATATTCAGGTTCTGATTCTGGAAATACTGCTTGCCGTTGAACAGCTGGTGATAGGTCTGGGTATCCGTGTCAGCGAATACGGAACTGTTCAGCTGCGCCGCCTGTTGTGCCGTGGGCACAATATTGGGCGGATTGGTCTGCACCTGAAACTGTGCAGCGGGGCCGTTCAGCCCTCCACCGCCGCCAGCTGCACCGACAGAAACACCGCCGGACATCTGACTTTTGCTCCCTCTACCGCCCATTATAGCGTCCTCCCTTTGCATCGTCAAACTTTTTCTTTAGCCGCTTTCTGCTTCGCGGCTATCCGCTTTTTCAGCTCGTGCTGGAATGCGGGAACCGGGCACACGTTTGACCGCCATTTCAGGGCATCCGGCACATCGCCATAAAAGATGACCTTGCTAGGCTCCAAACGTCTTTCCATCTCCAGATAGCCGGACATGAACAATTCCGCGCATTCCGGGTCTGCCTGCGTACCGACAGATGACACAATGACATCACCGCCGACAGGCTCACCATCAAAGCACCACTCATAGCTGTCCGGCGTACTCCATGCAATAGTCGGGATGACGGTAATGCCGTGATCCTGCCAGTAGCGGCCTAGCCAGTGCTTGCGGTAGTGGTTGTATATCTGGATGGCTTTGGGGAAATCCGTGTACATGGAAAAGTCCGGGGTTGCAACGCAACGGAACCCGGACAGTATCGACAAATAGACATCCGGCGCAGTCCACAGACGGTTAAACTGGTAATCGTCAATGAAAAAGTGGACACTGTGCGCGGGTCTGTCCTCTACATCGCAGCCCTTGGCATAGTTAAAGCCTATCCACGTTTCTGCATCACAGTGGACAGGCTCAAGCTCTGGTATGCCAAACTCACCGACACCGGGATAGATGCAGCGGTTCAGGTTTTCGTAGTTGCGCGTTTGCCGATAGCTTTCAGACATAATACCTCAACAACAGAAAAACCGCTGCCCGGTCAAAGGTAGCGGTTTTCCCGAAAGGAGTGATTCATCCCATGAGCAAAGAATCCCATGTACACGTTCAGCGCAGCCCCATGCTCCACGCTGAATCGCAGTTTAATTATAGCACAGGTATGCGTGGGAATGTTGGGAACTTTTGGACAAAAATGGTCAACTTTCAGACTTTTCCGGGTTTTCGTCCAGATAGCGGGTCACTTTCTTGCGTACACCGCTGCCCGTATACACGCCGGGGAGCTGCCCGGCCACTGCATCCCACGTCATGCAGTCCAGAAACTTTAGGCGGAAAATCTGCCGGATAAAGCTGTCTGGGATGTCATTGATGTACTGCGTCAGCCGCTCGCGCTCATGCTCGCACTTGTGCTGCATCTCGACAATCTGGGCATACAGGTCAGCGCATTCAATGGCCCCGGCCTCCACCTTGCCCATGCCCGTGCCGCCGCCTTTGGGCATCCCGGACAGGTCAGGGCTTGACGGCGATCCAGTCCGTTCCTCGATGTCAGCGGCCCGCCTCTGCAAGTCCGCGATTTCACGATTCAGCCAAAACAGCTGCGATAACTCTTTGATGGTCATTGTACCGCCTCCCTTGCGCTCTTGACCTTGATCTTTAGCGCGGACAACAAACTATCCTGCGCGTCCTCTTTTCGATCCAGTGCCCGGATGACATCTTCATCCACGCCACCCTGAACAATCAGATTATGGATGATACACGGCTCTGTCTGACCCTGCCGATGCAGCCGCTTATTGGCCTGCTGGTACTGCTCCAGTGCCCACGTCAGGCTGAACCAGATGACATGATGCCCGCCTGCCTGCAAATTAAGCCCGTAGGCACAGCTTGCCGGATGAGCAAGTAAAATATCGACCTCGCCAGCATTCCACGCCTGCGCGTCCTCTGCGCCACCGTAGACGCGCACCCGCAGCCCGGTGGACTTTAGCGCGGTCTGTAAACGGTCTGCATCATGCTTGAATCCGTAGAATACAAGCGCGTGTTGCCCGCCCAGCTGCTCCACGACTTCCAGAAAGGCAGCAATCTTGCAGCCATGGACGATCTGCACATCGCCGTTCTCATCGTAGACGGCCCCATTGCACAGCTGCAACAGCTTGCCCGTCAGAACGCCAGCACTCCCGGCGGTAATCACGCCGTCCTCGACTTCCAACAGGGCATCCCGTTCCAGCCTGTCATACGCCTGTTTTGCGGCCTTATCCAGCACCACGGGAATGTTATCGGTGATACAGTCAGGCAGTGACAGATAATCAGCGGCTTTCATGCTGATACAAAGATCGGACAGCTGCCGATAGATGTCCTCCTGTGCGCCCGCCTTGGGCCGATACGAAAAAATCTGCGTCCGGCTCCGCTTGTCCGGGATAAAATATATCTCCCGGTATGCGGTAATCGTGCGCCCCAGCCGCTGCCCACCGTCCAACAGGTAAATCTGCGCCCACAAATCCATCAGACCGTTGGATGTTGGTGTACCCGTCAACTCAACAAGGCGGTGAATCTTAGGCCGGACAGTCTTTAAGGCGCGGAACCGATGGGAACGGGGATTTTTGAAGCTGCTGCTTTCGTCCAGAACGACCATATCAAACGGCCATGCCCGCCCGCACTCCTGCACCAGCCACGGAATGTTTTCTCGGTTGATGACGTAGACATCTGCCTGTGTAGCCAGCACCCGCCGCCGATGAGCCGCCGCACCCAGCACCTCGACCACCCGCAGCCCTTGGGTCTGTTCCCACGTTGCGGCTTCATTCTGCCATGTGGCTTCTGCTACCTTCTTCGGGGCCACCACCAGAACGCGGTTCACGGCCCAGCAGTCGAACTTTAGGCAGCGGATAGCCATGAGGGTTATAACGGTCTTGCCCAGCCCCATATCGAGGAACAGGCCCACCGTAGGGGATTCCACGATGCGATTGATGCAATACTGCTGATACGGATGCGGGGTGAACGTCTTAAAAGATTCCACAGGGATCATCCTCCCATAAATCCGGGCGATCCTCAAAAGGAACGCCCTGCACTTCCAACGGGTCATCCGCTACCTGATTGAAGAAATCCTGATCCATGAGGTAACGGCAATACTCGGCCACCTGTCTGATCTTCTCCGGGCTGTCCACGCCGGAGAACACGGCAAACCCGGCATCTCGGATTTTCTGCTGCACATACTCTTGCCTTGCCCGCTCATGCTTGCCCGGCTGCTTGAGTTCCACGAACACGGTATGCCCGCCGGGTAACAGGATGACCCGATCTGGTACACCGCTCATGCCGGGGCTTTCAAACTTCAGGCACATGATCTTGTCATCCAGCCTCTCGACAGTCCGCTTCAACTGCCGCTCGATAGAGCTTTCCAACTTGACCACACCGCCCTTTGCTTTTTGGTTCTGCACTTCTTGGCCTCCCATCTGCCACCGTCAAGCCCTTGTAACACACGCGCGCGCGTATATAACTATATTAAATTAGGCGTATTAGGTAATGCCTATTATCCCTAATTCCTATTTTTTATAATGTTTATAAAAATAATGTTACAATGTTACAATGATAAAATTTGACGGTGATTCAATAAAAAATCGTGTAACACTGCTATGTTACATCAATGTTACACGTTACAGCGGTTTTTAACACGAATGTTTCAATGTTACAGGTTTTGTTACATCAATGTTACACGTCCAGAGCATTGAATCCGCGCTGCACACCATACGGGCCAAACCGCTGAGTTCTTGGGTTTTTCTGCCATTCCGGGAGATTGCTCAACACGGCGTTGATCTCCCGAACGTCCCCCGGTTTGATGTCTTTGGCGGCTCCGTTGAACAGCTCACACCAGACCTCCAGCGCACAAATTCTATCGCGCTTAATCATCGTGTAGCTACCTCTGTCACCACCAGCCCAGAAATCCCTGCGCCGGGAGAGATCGCGTTTTGCCCAGTCATCCGGCACTTCTTTTGCAAGGAAATCCCGGATCAGGCCCTCTTTCGGAGAGGTTTCACGGTGCGCCTCTTGCACGGCACGGGCTGTAAACTCGATCTCGCCGGACAGATACAGGCTTTCGCCGCACTTCCAACGCATCTTTGCTTCTGCCCATACCTGTGCAATCACGTCATCCGTGAGGTCAGACCATACCTTTTTCTCGGTATCGTGGCATCCCACGTTGACGGGCCAGAAACGGCGGTTTCCCGTGGTATCCCGGAGAAAGGTAGTTTCGTTGCACGTTCCGAAGAACACGCACCGCCGGGGCAGCTCCTGCACATTCCGGCCATACGCGGCGCGGTAACGGTCAGCCCGGAGAGATAGGAACTGTTTGACGCGGGAAACATCCGACAGGCGGAACGCATCCAGTTCGGCTACTTCCACCAGCCAGACACCAGGCAGCAGTTCAGAGGCATCCTTGCCCTCAAAGGTGCGGATGCTGTCATTGAACCAGCCGTGCGACATCTTATCCAGCAGCGTGGACTTGCCCAGACCCTGCGCACCACATAGGATGAGCATATTGTCGAACTTAGTTCCCGGCTCATAGCACCGGGCCACCGCTGCCGTGAACATCTTGCGGGTGACAGCGGCGGTATACGGGCTATCCTCTGCGCCCAGATAATCCACCAGCAGCGTATCCAGCCGGGGCACTCCGTCCCATTCCAGCGGGTCAAGATACTGCTGAACCTCATTGAATGCGTGGGTAGCGGCGTGGATGTCAAGCGCGGCATCAATGGCGGCGCGTCCTGTGATCTGGTAGAGCTTTTCCAGCGTCCAGTACATACCATTGGAATCCGTATCACTCCACATCCGCCGCTTGCGGTCAGCGTTCCACGGCAGAGCCGCCAGCACCTCACCGCGCCCGGAAAAGCTGTTCAGAGCAAAGCGGCCCTTGAATCGGATGTCATTTTCCAGAATGATGAGTACGTTGTCGATGGTAGACTTGACCATGCCAGAATCCTTGCGGGCCAGTTTCGTGAGCCACGTTTTATCCGCTGCCTCCAGCTCGGCATCCGTGGGCTGTGCGGGGCCTAACGTGCCCTGCGCCGGGAGATTGATAACAATGCCCTCCGGGGGCTGCACGGTCACAAAGTCCTTTGCAGCCGCGTCATAGGCTTCAACCGCCAGCCTGTCCGCCACTGCCTTGTCAGCGTGGGCCAGCTGGATCATCGCGGTATAAGAGGGCAGACGGTTTACCGGGGTATCCTCAGCGGCGTTATCGTCCTGATCGCCGAACTTGTGCAAGCGTACCAAATCGAATGCGTTCACCAGCTTGCTGCTGCACGGATCAGTTGCGTGATGGCTGTACAGGAACTTGCCGTTATCGTAGACCACCGCGCCGCCCGCAGTGCTGCCTCCCGTGTAGGTGAACCGCACTCCGTCACCATCCACCGGATCATAGATACCCGGCAGAAATGTGGACATGGCACTGTAAATGTCATACGTCCGGCAGAATGCGCCCACGATGCCCTTTTTGCTTTCGGGATCACCCTGTTTCGTTGCCAGCACTTGCAGATTGGGAGCCGCGCCCGGTACTTGCGGCCAGCTGGAAATCGCTTTCCAGTCCGCGTATGTACCCAGCACCATATCCGCCGATGCCAGCGGGCTGGTAGCCAGTCCAGTATGATACACATACTCAGCATCCGCGCTGCAACTGGGCCAGTACATCAGACGTTCCGGCTGGAAAGTAGTCGGGTCTGCGTACTGGATGCCGATATAGCTTGCCAGCCGCCGTGCGATAGGCTCGTACTCATCGGGGCTGACACTGCGATCCAGAGGGATCACCACGCGCAGCCGGGGCTTGTTTGCGCAGTGCTTGCGGGTACTGTATACACAGTAGCTGACCATCATCTTGTCACACGCCGCGATGATGTCATCCGTTTTCCATCCGGGGATGTTATCGAAATCCAGCGTAACGACATCCCTGAACTGCACCGCGCTGGCCTTGCGCCGCCCACCAATGAGCGCACCGCCGACAAAGCCGCCCACATCTTTCAGGTCAGACTGTTGAGCCTTGGACATGGCGCAATAGGCCGCGAATGATTCATTTGTGCGCATCGGCTGCTGTAACCGCTGGTACAGTTCCGACACGCTCAGGAGTTGCTGTTTCCATTGGGTATCCCGCCGACTTGCGCCGACAGAAATTGTGATTTGTCTATCCATATTGCACCTCAGCCCTCCCGCCAGTAGGCGGGTAACGGCTTATTTGAAGATTTTGCCCGTAGCCTTATCACGCAGGGCAATCCGACCCACTACCTCGAATCCGGCGAAATCGGTCATGGTTTTGATGCAGTGAATCAAGCTGGAGATGATCTGCATCTGCTTGGCCTCCTGCTGCACGACAGGCTGCATACCGTAGTAGGCCGTGGGATCGGGATACCCGGACGCATTGGATAAAGGGTTCTTGGGGTTCATTTCTTCTGTTCCTCCGTTTGCTTTTTAGGGGCTTTCGGGGCACTGGAACCTTTGCCTTTGCTGGGCTGCAACGGGGAAAAATCGACTTCTGCGGTCTTTTTAACGTGTACACCGTGATCCTGCAAGTGCTGGTAGAACACATAGTCCGCCAGATCGTCCTCTTGATAATGGGCGTACTTGTCCTTTACCAGACTGAGCATCGCGGCGACACGGTTCACGGTCTTGGGCAACAGCCCACATTCCAGCATTGCAACAAATACGAGATACTGGGAACGAATGGCGATGGCCTCTTTCTGTTGATCCGCCAGCCGTGTAGCTGTCCTGACCGCGACATCCGTGATGATCTTTTTCTGCCGACACGTCAGCCCATCGTAATGCGCTTTCATGGTAAATCCTCCCTTGCTGCTTAGGTTTTGGCGTTTTTCAGGGCCTCGCGCTCGTCCATCAGGATTTTTCCCAGCCAGTTCTGGCCGGGGGTCTTGGCGCACACAGGACAGACACAATCACCGAAAAAGTTATCATGCCAGTAGTTGCCCTCGATCAGCTCCGCATCACCCGTGGCGATCAGCTGCAAAGCCAGCTCCGGGTGGCTGCTAAACTTGGAGTGAACGACATCCCGCATCACGTCCACGCGCATCTCATCCCAGCCCGGACGCACCTTGACCATGCGCCCCCGCCGCTTGGCAGGGCCAGCATCCAGCGTAGTGAACTGCTCCCGGTCTGCGGGGTTCTCGCACTTCTGAGCCTGATATGCGGCCTCTGCGCTCTTGTAGGCGTTCACCGTGCAGGGGTAGAAGTTGCTCAGGAAAGCGTACTCTTTATCGAAACTGATAATCTGGTTCATTTGTTCTTGCCCTCTTTCTTTTTGAAGAAATCCGCCAGACGCTCATGCCAGCGTTTGACCTTGCGTTCACGGATAGTGCCGTACTGGTCAACATCGAAATAAATGCGGGAAAGTTCAACGAGGCAGTTCAGAACATCCGCCGCTTCTTCCGCCAGATTTGCGCGGGCCTCTGCCTCTGTAACGGGTGTAGGATTCTCCCCGCGCAACCGCCGGGCTTCTTTCAAAGCGGCTTTTCCCAGTTCCGCACATTCCTCGCCCAGCTGTTCAAGCAGCGCAGGAGTTCCGATCTTGGTGGCAATGGGCGGCGTGTCATTCTGGCTGCGCCAGATGTCCTTTTCAAATTCCAGCATGGTAGCCCCTCCTTAGTCCGGGATACACCTGTTATCCCACTTCTTATAAGCATCCAGATAGGTTTCACCCTTATCACCGTTATGGGTAATCTCATAGTACATACCATCCGAAACCGTAGTAGAAACCAGAGCTTTCCAGTTCTGGAGCGTCTTAGAGAACCACACCACGAACACATCATCGAGGGTAATCTGCTTGCCGTCCGTCACATCAACGTGCTTGTTGAAGTAATCAACGACAAGCTGCCGGGCACGGGTCAACATATCGGTATTGCACATAATGAAGTCCTCCTTTATCGAATGCCAATAGAAAACTGGGCAGCGGCAGCGGCTACTGCAATGACGGCGTATACCACCTTTGCATCCACCTTATGCTCACCGATACACAGGATCAGGAACAGAGCGGTAACAAGGGTATAGAAGATAAAGCAAAACAGAACCATAATTATTCCTCCTTGGCCATCAGGTCAATGCCACAGATGGGGCAAATTTTGCCGTCAGTGACTTTCACTCCACAGTTCGGGCAGCGGAGCCTTACACGGGTATCCACGCCCTCGGTATCTGCGGTACTCTCTGCACTTTCCAGATTCTTGGTAGCCTGTGCAAAGTAGCTGTCTTTCAGCTCGATGCCCAGACCGCGCCGCCCCATCAAAACGGCCTGATACGGTACAGAACCGATGCCCGCGAACGGGTCAAGCACGATGTCGCCGGGGTTCGTCCACAGGTCGATGCAACGCTCGATCACGTCCAGCTGCAACGGGCAGATGTGCTTTTCGTCCTTTTCATCGCGGGCACTCTTGCGCTGCAAAGTGTTGGACTGCCGCACATCCATCCAGACCGGAGATGCGTACTTCTGCCACACATCCACCGGGAAGGATTCATGGTCATGCGGAATCGGTTCGGGATTCTCGCCGGGCTTGCGGAACGTCACCACATAATCCGGCAGACCCTGCCGCGACATCGCAGAATCTTTGCGAATCTGCTTGTGTAGCAGCCCCAGTGCTTTCGTGCGCTGCATCTCAGTTACCGGGTTTTTCCAGATGCACACCTCCGAATGGAAGATGAATCCGTACTCTGTCATCTCCCGGATGATGTCACCACGAAAATCCTTGATGCCGATAAAGCCATCACGGGATTTCATGGCGGGCAGATTCATGCAATGGACGGATACCAGTCGCCCCGGCATGATGGTACGGTACAGCTCCGCGATCAGATAGCCGAAATGCTGCTGGAACTCGCCGCCATCGCTGCTGTTGCCCATATCCCGGTCAGAGTTGGAGTAGGTGTACAGGCTGGCAAAGGGCGGGGAAAAGATAGCGTAGTGGATGCTGTTATCCGGGATACCGCGCAGCGTTTCCACGCAATCACCCTGATACAGTGCCCACCGTTGCTGCTTGTCGATAAGCTGGTTAAGCACATTCATGGTTAAATTCCTCCCATGCGGGCAGCTGCATAGCTGTCTGCGGTTCGTAGGGCGTGGTCAGGCGGCAAGTGCTTTGCAGCTCCTTTTTAACGATCTCGCGGGTCTGTTCGCCCATCGCGGTGCGCATCTTATCACAGTCAGCTTGTTTGCGCTCGATATTCGCCTTTACCGCGCCCTCTTTGGCACTGATAATAATGTAGACATCCACCGGGTTCTGCTGCCCGAAACGCCAGCAGCGGCGTACAGCTTGATAATACTGCTCGTAGCTGTCCGACAGCCCGGTGAAGATCATCTTGTGGCATAACTGCCAGTTCATGCCGAATCCGGCGATGCTGGGCTTAGTCACCATTACCCGGTTGAAGCCCATCGAAAAGCCCACCATGCGATTGGACTTCAACAGCCCGGAATCGCTGCCCTTGACCTCTACGGAATCCGGGATGTACTGGTGCAGCATATCGCTTTCTGCATTCAGGTCGCACCATACAAGCCACTGATCCGCCGGGTCATCGTTGACCAGCTGGGCGGCAGCGGCGCACCGGGCCTCCAGCGTGTCCTTTCGGGCCTGTCTGCGCTGGGTCAGGGTCATGCTCTCAGTGATAGGCTCGTCACCGTCCACGATGATCTCATGGATGTTCAGCGGCGGCAGATCGTAACCAGACAGGCTATAACCAAGGTCTGAGGGGCTGTTCATCACGACAGCCCAGCTACCTAACCACTGCCAGAAAACGTCCTCAGCGTGGCCTTTCAGCCGCCATTTAGAGGTCTGCCCGCCGTCATGCACAAAGAACATGGACAGCATCTCCGAATAGGACATGATGCCGAGGAACTCTGCATGGTTGCCCAGCTCCATAAAGTCGTTCGGCGCAGGTGTAGCCGTACACGCCAGCCGGAACGGAGTATCGCAGAACATATCAATGATCTGGTTTCGCACTTTGCCTGTAAACGATTTCAGGATGGATGATTCATCCAGTACCACGGCGGAGAACCGCTGCCCCTTGAACTTGTCCAGCTTCTCGTAGTTGGTGATATTGATGCCGGGTTGCAGCTGATCCGCATTCTCGCAGATCGTAACAGGGATGCCGAACCGCTTGCCCTCCATGAGCGTTTGCGGGGCAACGGCAAGAGGGGCCACAATCAGGGCCATCCCGCCGTGATCCTCGCAAGCACGGCGCGCAAACTCCAGCTGCATCAGGGTCTTGCCCAGACCGCAATCCGCAAAGATAGCGGCGCGGCCTTTGGCAAGTGCCCAGCGAACAATATCCCGCTGAAAACTGTACAGATTCGGATTCAGGTCATCCACGGATACCGTGATGCTGTCCGTATGCACAGCCCTTTCGGACTTATGTTGTACAAAGTCGAGATAGTTTTCCATGCTATCCTCCCATTAGGTCAGGTCAATGGGCATTTCATCGACTTCTTCAACGGAATCCATGGTGACTTCCTTATAGACGTGATCGCCGTCATCGAACTTTTCTTTTGCTTCTTCCTCGCTGTCTGCCTCAACATAGGCAAAGCCGGAAAACGCAACTTTGTAGCCGTGTTCGTAGATAACGTACTGAGTTTTAGCCATCGTTACTTTCTCCTTGTCTTTTTGTAGACCGCTTTTGTTTCAAATTCAATGTGACCAGCAGAAAACATAGAGGTTTCATTTACTCGTCTGTTTATCTCGGCCACCAGCTCCTCATCCGTAAATTTGCGGATGTCATGCTCAAAGCGGCGGTAATACTCATCATCGGGCAGATGCTCGACATAGCTGCCGTAATCCGCGCCGTCCCTTTCCGATTCCAAAAACATCATCCGCGCTTGAATCCGGGGCCAGATACGGTTAGAGAAATACAGGGTTTCTGCGGTCGTTACCCCGTATGTATTCGTGACAGCATCCACGAACACACCGCGCTTTCCGTGTTGCACACGGGAGATTTTGAGAATACTTACCTCAAAAATATCCATGCGTTAGTCCTTTTTGAAGAACGTACCTACCCAGCCATCGGCGTTGAGGGGCAAGCCCTGCGCCCACGGGATAGGCTGCGTCATAAGATGGGTGACATGATCCAGCATCTCATCCGGCGTACCGAATGCGGGGCAGTCAATCACGCACTCATCGTGGATGTGGAAAATAACGGGCAGACCCGCCGCCTCCAGATGTTCAATGGCAAGGGCCAGAGCATCACGGGCAATGGCTTGCACAATGTTTTCCGTCAGTTTTCCGCCGTAGGTTTCCACTCGCTGCCATTTCTTCGTCATCTGGTTCTGGCCCATGTAGTTGATGGACGCAGAGCCGAAACGGTTCACTCCCACTTGCGGATTAACGTAGTACAGTTTCCGGGTGGACGGGAGCTGAATAGTCAGCAGGGATACGTTTTGCAGCGGGTCATATTCACGGGCAAAGGTAACACCGTTGACCGTTCTTGCACCGCCAGCAGAAACAACGTGCATCACAGCATCGTCAATCTTGTACCACAGCTGGGCAATCTTTTTGTTTGCAGACCGCCAGCGGGTGACAATATCGGGCAGTTCTTCCTCATGCAGGCCCATTTTCAAAGCACCCATGTTGATAAGGGCATTCGGCCCGCCGTTGTAACCGAGGGCCAGTTCTGCCACCTTACCTTTTGCGCGGAGTGCATACTCCGGGTTTCCCTTTTTGATGCGCTCGATAGGCACGTTGAACATCTGGGATGCAGATGCTTCATAGATTTTGCCGTGAGTACGGAAAACATCAAGCCGCCATTCCTCGCCAGCCAGCCAAGAGATGACACGCGCCTCGATTGCAGAAAAGTCTGCGTCAATCAGCACGTTCCCCGGTGTAGCTATGAACGCCGTGCGGATCAGCTGCGACAGCGTATCGGGAACACTCCCGAAAATCATGCCCAGACCATCCGCTGATCGCTGCTTGACCAGATTTCGCGCGGGATCGAGTAGCGAGATGTATGTACGGGGGAGATTCTGCACCTGAACCAGACGGCCAGCCCATCGCCCGGTACGGTTCGCACCATAGAACTGCAACAGGCCCCGGACACGCCCATCAGAGCAAACGCACATCTCCAACGCGTTGTACTTCTTCGTGGATGTCTTGCCCAGCTCCTGCCGGATTTCCAGCATACGGGCCACGGATGCGCTGTTACCCTCACGGGATAGCAGGGTATTCACGGTATCCTTGCGCAGATTGTCCACGCCGATGCCGTCATCCTGTTCATTGAGCCATGCGGTCAGCTGTGCAACGCTATTCGGGTTGCTCAAGCCGGAAATGCTCTGCGCCTCTGCAACAAAGCGGTCATGCACGGTCTGGGCAATGTTCAACGCGCCCTCAACCAGTTGCATATCCACGGCCACGCCGCGCTGATTGATGCGCAGATCAGTTTCCCACTGTTTCTGTACCGCGTCAGGCACAGGCACATTAGATAGGCGGCGGTCGATCTCCATCTCCGTTACAACGTCCTGCAAGTTGTAATCCTTGAACAGTGCCCACTTATCAGGATCGTGGTAGTAATAGTTTCTGGTGCGCCCACCATTGGCCTTAGAGGGCTTGCAGGGCACACAGAAATAACGGATAAGGGCTTTGCCCGTTGCCAGCTTGCGCTTGTCCTCTGGCAAGCCTAACGCCGCGCCTGTGATGCCCAGACCGGCGGTATAACCGCAGTACAGACCGTGCAGCATGGTATCACGCCATTGGGCGGGAATCTGCTGACCGTAGACCTTAGACAAACACCCGAACTCAAACGCCGCGTTATATGCGTGTTTGATATAGTCCGGGTCAAACAATGCGCTGATAAGCCAAGGGGGAGGCTGCTCCCCGCTGGCCATATCAACGCACTGCACCTGTCCGCCATCCACGGAGTATGCAAATAGCAGAATCTCAAAATCGGGGGAATCAATGTATCGCCACGCCCCAGCCTTGTTGATAGGAACGCTAGAGAATGTTTCGAGGTCGATAGAAAGATGGTGCATTGATTGCCTCCCGCCGCTTTACTGGATCGGTTCGCCAGTAATGGGGTTGACGTTTACCGCCTGCGGATAGGGAGTGTAACCCTGCACGGCAGGCTGGGCAACGGGCTGAGGCTGCGCCACAGGAGCAGCAACAGGAGCCATGCCCGGTGTAGCTGCGCCCATAGTAACCTGTCCGGCGACATTTGCCGGGGGAGCCTCGATGCCAGCGAAATCATCCTCGGCGGATGCACGGCCAGCCAGAACCTCGCCATCGCGGGTCTTGAGGACATTGTTCAGGCCACAGCACATCTTGTTACCGCCCTTGTTCGTGCCAAAGAAGCGGATAGTCACCTGACCATACATACCGCTGTAAATCTCCTGCGGTTGAGCGGGAACCTTGTCCCATTTGCCGTTGGCAAACAGCCAACGGATGACCTGCGGCTGCTGTGCGCTGGATGCGCCCAGAACGTAGCAGCCCTTAGCCTCCGGGCCGTAGGGCTTGCCGGACTGGTTCACGCCGTCACCGTCATGCAGGATGGAGAACAGCGCGGTTTCCGGCAGGCAGAAACCGCCCCACTGGGAAGATGCAGCGGTCTGGGCTGCGGCGCGGATAGCTGCCTTGATCTGCTCCACCAGCGCGATATTGGTCTTAGGGATCAGCAGCGACACGCTGAACTTAGGCGTTGCGCCGGGGGTAGAGGGGCTGGCATACGCCTCATTGATGTGGACGTATGACAAGCGGATCTCATCGGTCAGAACCTTACAAGGATCATTCTGGAACATACTAACTAACCTCCTAAAAAGTAGTAATCTGGAAATTCCTTTCGGAAATCATTGTAAATTGAGCGGCGTTTTACGATCCGCTCATACGTTTTCTTGGTTTTCTGGATGTCGCGGTAAAGGTCATCGTTTTGAGCATTTGCAATGGCCTTTTCGACACCATGCAGATTATCGGTATCCCGGTAGCAGTGTTCATAGATGCGCTCGGCCTCTTTCCACTGCTCCTTTGTGCGGACTTGCTCATCCGGGAACCAGAGATCAAGACAAGAGATCGCCTGCCTGTTATCCCATGCGTTCTTGAACATCAGGCGAATCAACTTCGTATACTTATCTTGCGTAACGGTATGAATCACCTTTGCAAAATCGCCACAATACGAAAAGTTGATGCCGTGGAACCAGTCAACGCATGAAAATGACAGGGCATCAATCTTCATGCTTTACACCCGCAAAGTCTGCTTCGGCGGAACTGTATGCGGGCCGCTTATCGCTCTCTTTTGCCAGTGTAGGCGCACCCATCGGCCTCACGATCTGATCCTCCAGCAGTTCGCCAAAGTGCTTCTTGCCGATGACCTTTTCCAATTCGGAGAGGCTTTTCGGCTTATAATCATAAATCAGAGCGCGATCAATGCCGCTGTCCAGCAACGTTTTAATAGCGGTATCCGTGTCAGCAAAGGAACGAACACTGCGGCCAGCAACGCACTTATAGCCCTTGATGGGATGGCCCTGCATCAGCCGATCCAGCGCATAGTCCTTGATGGAACCGTACCAGTGGATGAGGTTTTCGCCCACGGTCAGCAGATCACCGATTTCATCATCGGATAGGATGGGCGGCAGACCCAGCATCTTACGACCAGCCGGATCAGCGCATTCACCAGCCGGAATCTGACCGACAGGAACGCAATCCTTAAACTCAGCCAGTGCAGTGTTCTGTTCGGCACGGGCACGACACTGGGCTTTGCCACGGCAGAATCGACACCAATCGCCGGGATTAAACTGCGCACCGTTGCCCGTAAAAGCGGCCTGTGCTGCGGGCTGTACGATTTTCCGGCCCCATTCATACAGAGCCTCGACAGTCGTTTCATAGGGGTGAACATCCTCAGTGATACGGGGCTGAACGATGGTCATGCGAACACGCTTGATTGTGTCACCGTACATCGCTTTATACTTTTCCACCGCACCGATGGCGTACAGCTTCATCTGCGGATTTTCCACGGGAGAAACAGGAACGCCCTTTCCGTGCTTGTAATCGGTGATGTCGATGATGTCATCACCAATCATCACATTATCACAAGTGCCGAAACCGTCCGGCACAAATACAGAAAAGTCAACGTGTACCTCGCTTGCCGTGTACGGCATCACAGAATAGCCATTCGCCTTTTCCATGAGGTGATCCGCGTAGAACTCAGCACAGTGGAGCATCTCGTCAGCGTAGTAGGGCTTGCCCTGCAACTTTTTGAGGGCATTGTTGAATTTCTTCTTATCCAACTGCCCAAACTTGTACCGGGCATACAGTTCACAAAATTCGTGAGCCAGTGTGCCTTCCTCGGCAAAACTGCTGGTGCTGCTGGGGAAAATCAACTCAAAACGCGGAGCGGCGGTGCAATTCAGCCAGCGATGGGCTGAACTGCTGGAGCAGAGAGCGTGTTTACTCGGTGTAGGCATATCCACCCGCCTCCCTTAGTCGAACTTACCGCCCAGAGCGATGAGCTTTTCAGCGACCACGGGATACTGCTCAGGACGCAGCTGAGGAATTGCCATAACGCCCATCTCGTTCAGGATCGCGGACAGCTGCGGCATCATGCCCTTGTCCAGCAGTGCCGCGCCGACCTTGGCGATGTCCTGCATGGTGTACTGGCGGGGCTGGGGCTGCTCAGTAGCAGGGGCCACCGTAGTAACAGGGGGGACGTTCTGCGGAGCGGCGGCAGTAGGTGCAACAGTCAGCGGCGGCTGAACAGCCGGGATAGGGTTTGCCACGGGAGCCGGAGCGGGTGCAACGGGAGCCGGAGCGGGTGCAACGGGCTGCTGGACTACGGGAGCCTGTGCAACCGGGGCAGGGATAGGAGCCATGGGCTGCTGCGCTACGGGAGCAACAGGGGCCTCAGATGCGGGGGTAAGCGGTGGAACGGGTGCAGGGCCGGGAACAGTGTGCGGCGGCTCAACGGGGGCCGTGGCCGGGGCATCGGGGGTCTGTACGCCGGGAGCCTCGACCTGTGCGGGAACTTCCTCAGCAGCGGACTTGTCGCTCTTACGGCGGCGGGTCTGCTTCACTGCCTTGTCAGCGACATCGGCGGTGTTGATGACAGGCTGAACCTTGATCTCGCCAAAGTTAGAAACGGCGGTAGCCAGATTGTTCACGGCAGCGGCCAGTTCGGGGGCCTCAATGAGAATCTTAATCTCCATAGTGATTTACTCCTTTTCTTTCACGTTCGGCTTTCCACGCTTGATACCGGGCCTCGTTCTGAGGGTCAGCATAGAATGCCTTTGCAGACTGCAAAACGGTAGCGGCCAGCAGATTAACTTCTGCCGGGGGGATCAGCTTCGGAATGATTTTCATGGTTTGCTTCTTCCTCTCTGACTTTTTCCTCCAGACGATCCAGAGCCGCGAAAATGCGATCCCGCGTTCCATCTCTGGGGCCTGTCCTACCATTGATGACCTCGGACAGATATGCGGGGTTATAGCCGCATTCATCCGCCAGTTCCTTCATCTTGATCTGCGCGACATGACATCGCGCTTTAACTTCGCCTGTCCATGCTTCAAGCATCCAATGACCACCTCCTATCTCAGTCAAAAAAGTTTATATATCAGTTGAATTTATTTGACTTTTGCGTTATAATCGAGGTGTCCAATCACAATTACATACGCTGAAAACAAGCTCACGGGATGACTGTTCCCAAGGGCCTAGTTTCTTATAGTCAAATTATTTTGACTGACAACGTTATTATAGCAAAAATAATTTGACTGTCAAGAGTTTCAGCAAAAATAGTTTGACTGAACGGAGGCAGTTATGTCGTTTTATGATCGGTATGTGGACTGCTGTAAATCGGATGGCATCGAACCCGCATCCCAGTATGCCGCTGATCTCTGGAATGTAACACGGGCAACAGTGTCTGCATGGAAGAAAAACGGGAATGCGCCACGCGGCGATATTGTGGCGCGAATATCTGCGCATTTTAATGTGTCCGCTGATTATTTGCTGGAGTTGACAGACGAAAAGAAACCCATACGAGAACCCTACACGGCACAACCGAAAATCCTGAGCCTGTATGATGCACTCGATGCAGACGATCAGCAAAAGGCACTATCTTTTTTGGAGTTCATGCTTACGGATGGAAAGTATCAGGTAGCCACAAACACACAGGCGGGTGCGTAAAAGGATCGGCAATCTGATATACTTAGATTTTGGAAAAAACGGAGGACGGTAACATGGCAAACTATACGACCAGCACAAGCGACAAGTCGAGAGATAAAGCGGTCAAGCTGCTGCTGTGCGGCGGAATTGGTCTGCACTACTTCTACGTTGGCAGGATCAGGGCCGGGCTGATTCATTGCGTCATTGGACTGGCCCTCTACGGTACGATTGTGGCGAGCATTCTGGATGCGGAGTTACACGCCGCCATTCTTCCCGGCATCTTTATGTTGCTGGCGTTTAACGCGCCTGACCTGATCCGGCTGAAACTGGGCAAGTTCCGGGATAACGTGGGCGATTATCTGCGGCAATAAAAAAGCCCGCACACTGGCGGGCGGGTGATGGTATGAAAAAAGAGAACGAAATCCGGGCAGTTGTCTACGCCCGGTACTCATCCCATTCGCAAACAGAACAGAGCATAGAGGGCCAGATAAGCGCGGCTCAGGTGTACGCAAAAGCCAAGGGATACACCATCGTCAAAGAATATGTTGACCGGGCTAAAACGGGTAAAAACGACAACCGCGAGGCTTTCCAGCAGATGCTGTCCGACACGGCAAAGCATGAGTTTTCGGTCATCATCGTCTGGAAGGTAGACCGTTTCGGGCGAAATCGTGAGGAAATCACATTCAACAAATATCGCTGCAAAAAGAATGATGTCCGGGTGGAGTACATCGCCGAGGCCGTTCCAGACAGCCCGGAGGGTGTCATTCTGGAAAGCGTTCTGGAGGGCATGGCAGAGTATTACAGCTTGCAGCTTGCCCAGAACATCCGCCGTGGCATCCGTGCCAGCGCAGAGAAGTGTCAAGCCATCGGCGGGCACTGTTCGCTGGGATATGCGATTGACCCTAAAACGAAAAAGTATGTCATCGACCCGGATACCGCGCCCACGGTGCAGCTGATCTTTGATAAATATGCAGAGGGCTACACCGGCATGGACATTGTACGGCTGCTGAACGAGAAAGGGCTGCGCACCGTCCGAGGCAAGCCGTTTACTAAAAACTCCCTCTGGACGATCCTCAAGAATGAACGGTATGCGGGTGTATACCTGTTCAAAGATGAGGTGCGCGTAGAGGGCGGAATCCCCGCGCTGGTCAGCCGTGAAACATTTGACAAGGTGCAGGAGATGCTGGAGATCAATCACCGATCCCCGGTGAACACATGGAACCGGGCAACGTATCTGCTGACTGATAAGCTGTTCTGCGGGCACTGCGGCTCTAAGATGGTAGGCGAATGCGGTACATCCCGAACGGGTGCAACGTACAACTATTACATCTGCGCCGGGAAAAAGCGGGAACGGAACTGCTCTAAGAAAGCGGTTCGGCAGGACTGGATAGAGAAAGTCGTATTACAACAGATTCGCCGGGTGCTGTTCGATCAGGAGTTTTTGGAGTTCATCGCGCACAAGGCCTACACCTACTATCTGGAGGAAAAGAAAAAGCTGGATCAGTCCACCGCGATAAAGGCGCAACTGTCCAGCGTGGAAAGTTCCATTGATAATCTGATCCGAGCGATGGAGGCGGGTATTTTCAGCGCATCTACAAAATCCCGGCTGGATGATCTGGAAAACCAGAAAGCAGCCCTCACCCGGACGCTGGCCGAAATTAAGCTGTCAGAAGAATCTTTCGACCTCACAGAAGATCGCATTCTGTTCTTCCTTGAATCCATGCGCGGGCTAGATATAGATGACGTAGACAGCCGGAAACGGCTGGTAAAAACATTCGTGAATGCCGTGTATCTGTACGATGACAAAATCACACTGGCGTTCAATTTCACGGATTCATGTGAAAAACCAGAGATTATAGAGCTGGCGGACATCGCGGATGGTGTCGTTGAAAAGTTCGTACACCGTGCGTCATGCTCCACCAAAAAAGCACTGTACTTCGTTTGAAGTAAGGTGCTTTTCTTTTTACTGAAGCCGATTTTTGGGGGCTGCATTGCTTTGCCTGCACCGTTTTCAGGCTTTTGCAGGCGGTTCCTATACAACCCCCAACGTTTGACGTTACACCATTTTCAAACTGGAAAGCGATTTGAACCTTCCATCGGAAAAAACGGAAAAATCTTATTCCAACTTGGGTATACTCCTGTTGTGTCCGACATGAAGAAAATCGTTCAGAAAACTGCCGCATTGTCTTTCTCCAAATGGGCGTTAGCCGTATGGGATATGGATACTGCAGCATTATATAGGGTCAAATACGACAGAAGTCATTGATTTTCTTTGTTTATCTGTGATACCATTCGTTACGAGACCAACGGCGTTGCTCTCTTCGCTTATGGTGGAGACTCCGGCACTCAAAGAAACTTTCCGAAAAACACAACGAGGTGACCATTTTTGAAACGTCGAACTTTTCTTGTCTGCTCCGCTGCACTTTTTTGCGGTGCGCTTCTGGCAGGGGGCTGCACTCAAAAAGCTTCTCAGCCCGTCCTTCAGCAAATTGAATACTCCAATTTGGCAGATTCTAATACACAGGCTCTTCTTTCCAAACTTTTGCAGGATGCCGGCGTATCCGACCTACGGATACAGACCTTCTTTGATCATGTGCAAAAGTTCAACAATGTTGTGGACCCGGCATGGCTCACCACAGGTTTTGAAAACGCCAAGCCTTCGGATCTGAAATACGATCCTTACTCCATGCAGGACGCATGGACAGAAAAATACGATACCTTCCCCGGCTGGAACTGTC